TTGGATCTTTCGGCATATACGTATTTCAACATCAGTACGATTTCACCGACGCCAAGCCTGGGCGGTGGATCGGTTCCAAACGCGACCGACGGACGGTACTTTTACTTTGAGACGTTTGCATTTTCAAGTGGTTCTGTCTACTTGACACGTTATGATAGTACCCAAAGTATATCTTCTCCGTCGGCGTATTCATTCATTCTTTTTACAAGTTCAAAATTTCCAGACGGGTACCAACTGTTCCCGTATGGGTTTGACGGTAAATCAATATACTATCTAGGTGGCACGTATTTTTCGATCCGAGCGACTATTCTTCGGTACGACACGACGACAAATTCAGTTTCAGACTGGATCATTTTTGACGGTACTGGCAGTGCTCAGACGTCGAAAGAGACGACAGTCGATACGATTTCATGGGTGGGAAAAAATTACGTTAATAATGACCCGACTGTAGCAGTCTTGTCATGCCTTGTCAGTGCCCGATACGTATACTTGACATCAACATGGGGCGGCGGGTTCGAAACGTACAATGATCTCGTCCAGTTTGATCCTTTGACGATGGATGGAGGAACGCTCGCGTCGAGTATGATTGTCAAGTACGAAACGTTCGACAAACCAAACCCACTACGCTCACAGAGCCTCTACGGTCAAACAACACTCAACGATTTTACACTTATACAGGGTCAGTCGACCGGTTCGTTCAAACTCGACGTACGCGGACCGGTTCGTGAGTTTTGGGTCACAGTCGATTTGCCAGGGGTTATCAAACGCGTCGTGTTCAAACTGAACAACGAAATCCTCGTCGATGACGACCAGGTGATGACACGATACATTCGGACGTTTGAATCACATACCAGCATGCCATCGTCGAGTAACGTCTCTGTGTACTCTGTTTCATGGGACCCAGAGCGTCTTGCACCATCTGGAACCGTGAACATGTCTCGTATCGCTGAACAATATGTAGACGTTACGTTGGTGTCTGTGGCGCCTTCGAATTTAAAAGTTCGAGTGTACGCTAAAGTGTTCAACGTTCTCGCTATCCAAGGCGGAATCGGTAATTTAATGTATAACTAAATAGTAGTAAATGTCAGCGGCTGATCTGCTGCTGACTGTCCGGGGTCAGGATGACCGTTGGTTATCCATGACACCGGACAGGACGTATTTCGAAGCTAAATACCAGCCTCGTGTGAACAGATCCAGAGAGACGTACGAGATTCCGTTTGACAACCAGGTGACGTTCGATTCCACAGGTCGGTGTACCATTCCAGTCAAGGGGGATTACATGACCCGAATGACTCTCCGTACGGTCCTCCCACCCATTTATCCGACGGTTGAGGGTCAGTACGTGTTCCCGACACCGTCCTCCGAAGTGGGTGCCACCGTCTATGCGAACATGGGTCTGACGCTGGTGGTTGCAGACGGCGTGACCCTGACTGCAAACACGGCCGGGAACCACTACTTTTCCATCGGGGCGCAGGTGACTCTTGTCGGTACAGCCTACGTCATCTTCGATCTGGACGGTACCTACACGATCACTGGAATTCCAACGGCCAACTCGTTCACGTGTTCGACGGTCCTCGCAGGCATTTCATACAACGGCACGGCGTCGAGTCCAGGAATAGAGTGCGGTGACATTATCAGTTACTTTTCGACGACAAACTCGAACCTGTGGGTGAACAACGTGACGAACAAGACGTGGCAAATTACGGGCGGTTCGAACGTCGGAACGAGCTGGACGTTCACGACGTCAGCGCCGAGCAACTTCCCGGTTGGAAGTCAGGTCCTTATCAATTTACCGAATTCGGGGGTTGTAAATCAGACATTTACAGTGACTGCATCAACGGATACGACGTTCACATGTACCATAATTGGTCTCACGTATACAAATTCACCTTCGGATTCCGTTTCGCTCGTCGTTCCACCTCTTCAGTTGACAGACCGTGTTTTTTCGTCTGACGTTTACACATCCATTTCGTTTGTAAACTCTGCAGATGCTGCATTTTGGGGTTTTGATTCTCGCGAAGGGCTCACTTATGCGCTTCCGGCGACGCCGCCGTGGACTCTGACACAGTCTGGTTGGATTTCAGGTTTTTTGCCTCCGAGTACATCGACGTACGATGACTCTGTTGCCCATAAACTGTGCAAGGCGGTTCGCGTCCTCGTCGGTAAACAAACCATCAAGGAGTACTCTGGTGAATATATCGAACTTCAAAACGATCTTCTCATTCCGTACGAAAACAAGGCGATCCTCAAGTTGATGAATGGGACCCTCGACCAGACACAGGCGACCGTTGCACGTGAGTACTACGTCAATCTGCCTCTCGGAACCAAAGAAGTGCCTTTGTGTGCACTGACACACCAACATATGAGCGTCGAGATTGATTTCGATTCGTACCTGAACGTTTCCCAGAACTTGAATTCCGGTACGGGGGACTTTTTGGACGCCAAGTCGTACACGACATACGACGCATCGACCGGGATCCTAGGAGGACAACCCGTCAACGTCCAAACGACATTTTCGTATCAACAGTACATTTTTATCGTTACGTACGGTGGTCAATTTATCATATTCGACACCACAAAAAACGTCGATGACCCGGAGTCGTACATAGTCCTTTCGGCATTTTCGGGGACGAATCTGTTCAGTCAATTCTGTGTTCTTTCGGGGAACCTGTACATCGGGTTAACTGACGGACAACTCGCACGTATGATTATTACCGAACTCATTCAAGGAAACATATCCTCATTCGTCGTGAACAACTACACACCGACGATAGGGTCTTTAACAGGAACAATCGTCGCAGATTTTCGGTACGTGTATTACACCGTGAGTAATACGGCGTCGTCGAACGTGTTTTTGTCCCGGTACGACACGACCGGGTCGTTCACGAGCCCTGGCAGTTACACCGTGGTCGATTTTACACAGACGTTCGATTCAGGTGTCACAGGTGTTTACCAGACTCTTTCAACGGGTACTGAACTCATCATGCTTCCTCAAGGCACACCCGGGTCTTTGTATACGCATCAACTGAACGCGAACGTCCAGAGCCAATGGTACGTACTCGATTATTCTTCGTACGGAACTCAAGTGACCGAAGGCGTACTCATAGTAAGTTCATTGTATTTTGTAATTGACGACTTTAACATATTAAAGTACACTAATTCTAATTTTACGTTCAATGGTTTTTTAACGATACCCTACGACGGACTCCGAAATCTTTTAGCGGTTGGTAATTACATTTACTGTTCAACAAGTAACGTCGCTGTGCAGATTGACACGACCAAAGATCTTTCGACCGCTGCAGCCTATAAATTCCCGGCGCCTTTGCCGGTCAATCAGTACGTCCTTGCCAACGGACCTCGGTACGTCTACATGTTTGCACAAGGGGACAACACGGCAACGAACATCGTCGAGTTTGATCCATACGGACCAGACACGACGTTCAAGGCGAGTATCCTCGTTGATTACGAGTCCCTGCCTCCAGAAGTCCCCAAACCTGACAAGGCGCTGCTCGGCCTTGTCCAGACACAAAGGGTCACTGACATGAATTACATGAACATCAAAGGTCCTGTGAAGGAATTGTGGATCACAGGCGCGCCCGACTCTGCAAACGTGTTCCAGTACTCAAATTTGGCGGCTCGGAGTACGCTCGAATTGACCGGCGAACAGATTGTGACGAACGACGTCGGGACGAGAACGTTCCTGAACACCATAGAGCCATTCGAAACGCACACGTCCATGCCTATCCGGAATGTTTCTGTGATTCCATTCGAGTTTGATCCAGAATCAGAGATTCCAAACGGCACGGTAAACTTTTCGCGTATCCGGGACCAGATTTTGAGTGCCAACGCAGCGACTGTTTGGGCAAGCAACTACAACCTCTTAGCCATCCAAGGCGGAATCGGCGGACTTATTTTCAACTCGTAAAGTAGAGGAGAGGAATGAACGGTCCACCGGCGCAGTTTTCACACCAGGTGACACGTCTCCAGTTTCCAAAGGATGTTCACTTTGGCGATGATATTTCGATATGGATCGCCAAAGTGGGTGACGTGGCACTCGGCAACATGTACCTCAGGGTCGATTGGCCCGTCGCAGCTCCAGTCGACGATTCAGCAGGCACACGCATGATTGATTTCGTCGAACTCCGGTACGAGAACAGCCTTCTCGAGCGTCACTACGGTGAGTCGCTCGAATTGATGAACGACCTCAGCGTTACGACCGGGAAGCAGCCGGTTCTGACCACACTGCTTGGAAAAGGAATCACGAGTAATCTGGCATCGTACTATATTCGCATGCCGTTTCGATTGAATTTACCGCTGTGCGCACTTGATAAAGCACCCGTGTTTCGTGTCAAGTTCCGACCCAGTCAGGAGTTTTCAACCCTGAACTGGACACTGCCAATCAACGTCAATCTGTTTGTCGATTACGTGTACATTACAAAGGCTGAACGGGATTATTTCAAAACGGCAAAGATCGACTACCTGACGCACACGATTCAACGTCTACAATTCACGACCGGCGCCAACATTACAAAGTCGACGTTCGTGACTGAGTTTACACGACCGGTCAAGGAACTCTACTGGGTCATCCAGACGGACGGTTCAGCCGCATACGACTATACGAACCTCGGCGCCGAACAACTCGTTTCATTGCGTCTCCAATTTAACGGCATCGACGTCATTCTTCCCGAGATTGGAACACCCATGTTCCTTCGGACGATCCAGGGGCTCGAAAGTCACACGCGCGTTCCCGACCGGTCGTTTTACATGTACACGTTCGCGCTCGACCCCGAACACCCGACGCAACCCACCGGATCCGTAAACATGTCGGCACTGACACGTCAGATGCATACGCTCGAACTGACGCCGTGTGCTTTTTCACGCCAGGTTCGCGTGTACGCCGTGACACACAACGTCGTACGAATCGCCGATGGTGCTGCGACGTCCCTGTTCGACAGCGTGCAGGAGGGTGGTACCGAAATTCTGTCTTAATGGTAGATGGATGTTTACAAACCGGCGTATCCCGGTCTGTACTACTTTGACACGTTCACATTCACGACATTGGGAACGTCAGGGAAACGAGGGCCCGATTCGACCAAGACGTACACCAACGCACCATGGCGTGAAGGCGACTTTTCGATCGTTGACGGTCAGCAGCAATGGACGGTTCCTGCGACGGGCACGTACCGCATCGAAGCTGCAGGTGCTTACGGCGCAACACCGGGTCGAGTCGTCTCAGGGGATGTTGATTTGTCCGAGGGTCAAGTATTGACCATGCTCGTGGGTCAGTTGCCGACGCCTTTGACGTCGAACGCCCAAGACAATCTGACGGTCGGTGGTGGCGGGGGAACTTTTGTTGTTTCAGACGGGACGCTTTTGATGGTTGCGAGCGGTGGAGACGGAACAGGAGGTAGTGCTGCATCGTTCAATCCGTATGGAACGGGAAACGGTAAAAACGGCGGCGGATACCTTTCAAATGGGTTAGTGACGAGTGCCACATTTAAGTTTCTGAAACCAGAAGCTTACGTGGATGGTGGGTTTGGAAACAGTTTTCCAACTGGGGTTGTCCCTGAGGAGGGTGGGTTCGGTGGCGGACAGAGTCCCGTAGCGACGAGCAACATTTCAGGGGGCGGAGGGTACACGGGAAGTCCGGGAGACGGCGTTTCTGGTGCAACATGTTACGGTGCGGGAAATATTACGGACCTCGGGGCGGCGTCAAACACGGCCGGCTATGTCACGGTCAGTCTCATGAACCCAGTGCCTCTTGAACAGGGGATGACGCTTAATCCATGGGTGATTCAGCCGACGGTACTTGCACCGGCTACGACGTGGTCAGCCGTAGCATACGGGAACGGCGTCTACGTCTCTGTGTCGAACAACGGCACGTACCCAGTCATGTATTCTACAAATGGAATTGAATGGTCAACGGATACGTCCGGTTCTCAAACAGATTCGTGGATATCAGTGACTTTCGGGGATGGAGTGTTTTCCGCTGTGAGCACGAGTGGTTCTACAGCGTATTCATACAACGGAATAAATTGGGTAGTAAAAAAATCAGTACTATATACTATTGTTCCGGGGGCAGGGTTTGATTATTTCGGTAGTTCAATCGACATGAGTTCAGACGGAACTGTTCTCGCGGCAAATCTAGGCCCATCTGACTTTAATCTCCCAAGACTGGTAAAAGTGTACACAAATGGAGTCTTGTCATACACACTCACGGGAAATCCATTAAATACATTTGATGGATTTGGGAGGTCAATCGCTCTAAGCGCCGACGGGACCATACTTGCTGTCGGTGCAAACGGTGATAATTATGTAAAAGTATATACAAACGGGGTCTTGTCATATACTCTCACTGGAAATGCGTCTGAACAGTTCGGGAGGTCAGTCGCTCTAAGTGCTAACGGGACCATACTTGCTGTTGGAGCACCCGCTGCGGATTATGTAAACGTATATACAAATGGAGTCTTGTCATATACACTTACAGGGAATGCGTCTGATAAATTTGGTGGAGTAGTTGCATTGAGCTCTGACGGAACCATACTTGCTGTCGGTGCACCCGATACATACCAAGGTTATGTAAAAGTGTACAATAACGGAATTTTTTCTTATCAAACATTTGAATTTAGTAGTAGTAATGATTATGGAAAGTATTTAGACTTGAATTCGGATGGAACTATTCTCGCAGTATGCACAAGAAACCCT